TACGCGAGCCGCTGTTGAGGTGTTAATCGACAAAGGAGAAGGGTTAAATGAGGACGAAGTGGCAGCACTTCGGGTACACGGTTGCTTGCGCATAGACGGAAAGCAGGTGACCAGGGGTCAGCCAATGGGTAGCTTGATGAGCTTCCCATTGCTTTGTCTTATAAATAAGACGGTTGTCGACCTAGCCCATAACGATCTCCTGATCGAAGGGAAGCTAAGTGCCGAGGAGTGGCGCTCACATCGTTGTCTCATTAACGGCGATGACTTGTTGATCCGGGATTTGTCAGTCCCGGGACTGTTGCAAGGGATTATAGACCACGGTCAACGTGTTGGTCTAGTCTTGAATAAGGAAAAAACAATGGTTCATGCCGAGAAGGGAGAGATAAACTCCACCCTGTTCATTAACGGTGTGCAACAAAAGAAAATTAATTGTGGAGCCCTGTTTATGGGGCGTGATGTAGAGGATGTGATTGGTTTTGCCGACCAATCGTCGATATCCCCCGAAGGATTCTTATATCTTGTGAGGAGGCACAAAAACCTGTTGGCGAAATCCAGCAACAAGATACAAAATCCCTTGTGTTTTCGCAAGTTTAACGCACTTGTGAGATGCAAGGAGATCCGACGAGCATTATGCTCTGTACCAACCAGTGGTACCAAATCCACCAATCCTTTCCCCGTAGTAGTTAAGCCTATAAACTACGATTTATCTCGCGAGGAAGAGATTGCTCTCATAGACGCTAGGGTCAATAGGCTCCGTGATGCAGTATACGTTCCTAGAAAATGTATTCGACCTAATATCACGGAGAAGTGCACGGTTTCGTTACGCGTTGCACTTAAGAGAAGAAAACCGCCCCCAGAGAATATCCTCGAGACGCTCGTCCAGGGGTGGGAGTTGAAGACAAAGGAAAAATTAAGAATCGAGGATTCTCCAGTGTACATTGTGCCGTATGAGCATGTATGCGATGAATGTGCTAGTTTATCTAGGATAAACCGTTTCATCTGTGAAATTAGGGAATTAAAACGACAAGCGTGGTTACCCGTAAGGGTTAACCAGGTGCCTGGCGACGACCCTCCCGAGGGTTGGACCTTGTAGCTTGTCCTGATGCACGAGCCGCGGTAGCGCGGTAGTGAACCCTACGGGGTGTTGTTTGGT